GAGGAGTACCGCATGACGAACCCCATTGGAGCAGGACGCAATAGGCGGGTGGACAGGCCGGAACCCAGCGGGAATGATTTTTTAAAAAACGCAGCCCGTCGCCGTCCGCTCACCAAGAAAAAGGAGGATTCCAATGTACCGGAACCATGAGCACTACCCCGACCTGACAGCTGGCCGGGCATTGGGCAGCCTCCGACGAAAGGAGAACCAATTGAACACCGGAAAACAGTTCGAGGCAGACTGGAAAAGCTCCATGCCGAAGGATGCTTGGTGCTATCGACTGAAAGACAGCGCGGCCACCTATTACGGCGGCAACGAGAACCTGAGCTTCTCCATTGATAACATCTGCGACTTCGACGTGTACCGCTACCCTATGCACCATTACTTCGAGCTCAAGACCATCGAAACGCCCAGCATCCCACTGGAAAAGATCCTGGGCCGATTCGACCGGGAGCGGCAGAAGTACCACAAGCTCAAACACATCACCGATATGGCCCACGCAGCATCCTTCAAGGGCCAGACTGCCCATGTGGTCATCAATTACCGGGGCAAGGTCAACCGCACCTTTGCCGTACCGGCCAGCGCTGTGCTGGAGTACATGCAGACCCAGACCCGAAAGAGCATTCCATGGCAGTGGGCCGCCCTGAACGGCATCGAGGTGGAGCAACACCTGCTGCGCGTTCACTGGCGGTATGACGTGGAAGGGCTACTGAGGGTACTGGAAGGAGGGAGTACAGAATGACCTATATCCAGAAATGTGAGTGGCTGAAGCTGTATCAGGTATCACTTCGCCGCCAGAAAATTCTTGTCCGGCGTATCCGCGAAGCGAAAGACCAGGCCGAAAGCGTCACCCAGGCACTCAGCCCTATTGTCAGTTCTGGATGTTCTGGCGATAAGACTGGCCGCGCCATTGAAATGATGGATGCCTACCAGCACCAGCTGTGCCATGAAATTCAGCGCAGTCAGGAGTTGTGTTACACCATCCGTAAGGTCATCGCAGAACTCGAAGACCCTCTTCTGGTAGACCTTTTGGAACTGTGCTACATTGATGGCCTGCATCGTGGACAGGCTGCTGACAGACTCCGCGTCAGTGACCGACATTTTCGTCGTCTACATCGGCAGGCTGTGGAGGCCCTGAACATTCCAATGAATGCCATTCCTCCGCAATTATGGCCGCGCATGTCCGCTTAACTGTGTTATAACGATACCATCGGCAAAGCCGAAAGGCAGACCGATGCCATGGCAGCTTCCAGAATGTGCCCGTCAGACATCACGTTCTGCGAGCTGCTTCTATTATGCCGCCTGAGCGCAATGTGGTGCGCGTTCACGAGTGTAGTCGTGGAAGGTTCGATTCCAAGGGTGGTTCCAATTCGCCGCCGACCCCGTAGGCGGCACAGCCTGACGCATGGGGCTACATACTCCCCACCGGAAGCTCATGTGGTGGGTGGCGGGATCTCCTTGCCCGCCCTCTGACCTCCCCACATACGCCGGAGGCACCGGAATCCATAGGCGGGTTTCAGGTATTTTCCCGCTGGATGTGCGTCAATTGCCCTGCATGGAAACATGCAGGGATTTTTTATGCTATTTTCTGCCGTCCTGAGGGGCGGCTTTTTTGTACCCTGACGACGAGAGAGGTGGTGACGTGTCGAATGAAAAGAATCTCATTCCGTTCAATGAACGAACGGAGAGCGAACAGAGAGAGATTGCCCAGAAGGGCGGCATTGCATCCGGTGCGGCTCGCCGCCGCAAACGGTCCATGCGTCAGGCGGCCGACTACTACCTGAGCCTACCGGAGACCGACCGCCGCCGGGTGAACGCCATGCTCCGGGACCAGATTGACCCGGAGGACGTGGATAACCAGATGAGCGTGGTCATGGGCATTGCAGAGCAGGCCAAGCGGGGCAACCCTCAGGCCGCCGCCGTGCTGCTGAAGATGCTGGGGGAGGAAGCCGTGCAGGAAGACCCGGGCGCGGATGCTCTGGCAAAGGCCAAGGAGCTGCTTGGAGGTGTGGACAGTGCCATTGACTGAGTTTCAGCAGGAGTACCTGCGCAACTGTTCCCACCGGTGGAACGTCAAGACCGGGGCCACCCGAAGCGGCAAGACCTACCTGGACTGCGCTGTGACCATCCCGAAGCGGATCTGCGCGGCCCGGGGCGAGGGCCTGCTGGTGCTCATGGGCAACACCCTGGGCACACTGGAGCGCAATGTGCTGTCCCTGATGCGGGAGCTCTGGGGCCCCGACCTTGTAGGTGTGATCCGCACCTCGGCAGCAGGCAACGTGGTGCAGCTGTTCGGCAAGAAGGTCTATGTCCTCGGTGCCGACAACAAAAAGCACATCGCCCGCATCCAGGGCGCTGCCTTTGAGTATGTCTACGGTGACGAGATCACCACATGGGACGAAGGCGTGTTCCAGATGCTGAAAAGCCGCCTTTCCTGCCCCCACTCCCATTTTGACGGCACCTGCAACCCGGAAAGCCCCACTCACTGGTTCAAGAAGTTTCTGGACAGTGACGCTGACATCTACTGTCAGGCGTATACCATCGACGATAACCCTACACTTCCGGCCCAGTTCGTGGCCGATCTGAAAAAAGAATACACCGGCACGGTCTACTATAACCGCTTTATCTTGGGGCAGTGGATGGCCGCCAACGGCGTGATTTACCGCCTGCTGGCCGACAGCCTTGCCGCCGGAGATGGGCGCTTTTTCTGGCCTGTGGGCAAGCCGCTGCACCCGTGGCGGGTACGCATCGGGGTGGACTTTGGCGGCAACGGCTCCAAACACGCCTTTGTGGCAACGGCCATCCTACCGGGCTGGTCCGGCGTGGTGGGGCTGGCTTCCCAGCGCATCGACCCGGTGGCGCAGGATGCCGACTTTCTGGCCGACCGGCTGCTGGAGTTCTGCATGGCTGTCTTTGCCCGCTGGGGCGAGATCCAGTTCATCTTCTGTGATTCCGCAGAGCAGACGCTGATCAACCACATCCGGGCCCGGCTCCGGCGCTGCAAACTGAGCTGGCTGGCCGACCGGGTGGAAAACAGCGCCAAGATCCGCATCAATGACCGCATCCGCCTGACCTGCATTCTGATGGGCGGCGGGCGGTTCTGGCTGCTGCCGGAGGCGGCCACCCTCCGGGATGCCCTTGCCACGGCCCTGTACAGTGGCAAGCACCCCGGCGTGGACGAGCGGCTGGATGACGGCAGCACCGATATCGACACATTGGACGCTTACGAGTACACCATCGAGCGCGATTTCAAGAGGTTGACCAACACATGAACATCACCGCATTTCTGAACTACCTGAACAAGACGCGCGGGTGGGCCATCGATGCCGACTACTACGGCCACATCGAGACCTGGCGGCAGTGGTGGCAGGGCAGCGTGCCCAAGGTGCACACCCGTGCCGCTGAATACGCAAACGGCACCAAGAAGCGCCCCATTGCCTCCCTGCGGATGCCAAAACGGGTCTGCGAGGACTGGGCAAACCTGCTTCTGAACGACCGAACCACCTTCCAGATCAAGGACGCTGCCACCGCCCGGTATCTGCTGGGCGATGATGAGCAGCAGGTGGGCGGCCTGCTCCGGGAGCTGCACTTCTGGCGCAATGCCAACGCTCTGGTGGAACAGGCCTACTGGTCCGGCACCGGTGCCTTTGTACTGAGTGCCGAAGACCTGACTGTCGTGAAAGGGAAAGCTGTCCCCGGCCCGGATACCCGCCTGAAGCTGGACTATGACCCGGCTTCCTGCATCCTGCCCCTGCGGGTGGAGCGGGGCATCGTGGCCGAAGCGGCCTTTGTCTCCGAGTGTATGATGGAGGGCAAGCCCGCGGTCTATCTGCAGACCCACACCGGCAATGAGACCCGGCGCACCATCCGCAACGAATGGTTCCGGGTAACGGATGGAGTTTCGGGTGCTCCGGTGTTTGAAGCGCTGCAGGCCCCGCCGGGCACGGCAGAAAGCATCACAGTGGATGGTTCTCCCCCGTGGTTTGCCCTGTTCAGCCCGGCAGCAGTCAAGAACCTTGACGGCGGCACAGGGCTGGGCATGAGCGTCTTTGCCGAAGCGCTGGCCGAGGCCCAGGGCATCGACCTTGCCTTTGACAACTACCGGGAGGATATCCGGCTGGGCCACAAGAAGATCTTCTACTCTGCGGACATCTGCCGCAAGGTGGTGGACCAAGAGGGCGTGGAGCACTCTATTCCGCCCGATGACGATGTGCAGAGCCAGTTCGTCACCCTGCCCCAAAAGGAAGGGAGCCTCGACCAGTCCAGCGAATACCACGAATACAACCCAGACTTGCGGGTGGAACAGAACCACAAGGCTGTGCAGGATATGCTGAACCTGTTCAGCTTCAAGTGCGGCCTGGGCTGTCATCGGTACAACTTCGAGCTGGGCAATGTTACCACGGCCACCGAGTACAACGGCAGCCGTCAGGATCTGGTGGCCAGCGCCAATAAGAACCAGATCCCTATCGAGGGGGCGCTGGTGGGCATCGTGCGGGCCATCCTGTGGGCGGCAAAGAACCTGCAGGGAGCGGCGGTGGACCCCGAAACGCCCATCTCTGTGGACTGGGACGACAGCTACATCACCGATGCCGAGACCCGGATGAGCCAGATGCGGGACGATGCCCTGAGCGGCCTTTTTCCCCGGTACAAGTATCTGTCTGCCCGGTACGGGGTCAGTG